ACTAGCCATTCGATTTCGGCAATCCTTCAACCCACCAAATAAATTTAGACGTCCGCAGCGCCATGATTTCCGAACGGGACCAGCCGGTATGCGATGCCAGCGCTAAGACCCCGTCTCGGATTTCGCTCGGCGTCAGTACGTAAAAAGCGCGTAGGAAGCCTGCAAGCGGGCGTAATCGCGAAGCGGCAGCTTGCGGATATCGTGCGGTGCAACCTCGCAGAGGTTTGCGAATGTCGTGATTTCGCGCGCCGCGTCAGTGCGGCCAAAGTCTTGGAAGTTTTCCTGATCCTCGACAATCGGTTCGCGCATACGAATGGTCGACACGCTTGCCCCGCCAACGGTAGCCGGGCGCGACAGGGTGATATCGTTGTAACCGACGCCCTCGGTTACAAAATCGGCTGGGTTCTTTTTTTCTCTTGTGCTCATGTTCCGGGGTCTCAGTCGTAAGGGGTCGCGGGCGACGGTGTGCGTCGCCCGACTTGTGAGGTGCTTTAGATGCCGAGTGCGGCGCGGATGCCGGCGAGCATGTCAACGCCGTTCGTGTTCCAAACCATGTTGGGCACGTCGATTTCGTGAATCACAAGTGCGCCTTGCGTCAGCTTGTAATACGAACATGCGATTCCGACTTTCGTCGTCGCCTTTTCGCCGGCCTTCGACTCGCCGGGGTCGATTTCCTTGACCTTGCCGCGAATGGTATGAATCTGCGGGGTGACGGTGCCGTCCTGCGACTCCAACACTTCGCGCACGCTGAACTGCGTTTGCGCACCTTCCACCACACTGAAGCGCGACAGGATGTAGGGATCGGACGACAGCAGCGTGAAGCCAGCTTCAAGCTTTTCACTGCCCATCGTGATTTCCATTGGCGTGAACATCCCGCCGCCCTTGAATTCCTCGGTCTTAAGCGTCAGCTTTGGCGCGCTGAAGTCTTCCGTTTGCCCCGCGTAACCACGGGTATCAACGAAGACGTTGTAATTTTTCCGAACGTTGCGCACGGTTAGACAATCTCCGTCAGGTAGTTGTTGTTGATATGCGCGCGGAACGTCATGCGCTCTGCGGGATAGCTCGGGCCGAAGTCATAGTCCCAATACACATGACCCTGCGAGATGTTCTGCGGGGTGTTCAGGTCGGGGTCCATCCAGCAATTACCATCGATAATTGCGCCCTTGGTGCGCAGGTCGCGCAGGTACGCATTTACGGCATCCATGACGTCGGTCGCGTACGTCTTGGTAATGCCCTGATCCACGGCCCACAGGTGCGCGGCCTGAATGCTATCGGCGATAATGTCGTTCGTGCGCACGACGCACAGGAACTGCCATTTCGGGTCGGTCGACAGCGTGCGATTACCCCAAAGCAGGAAGTTACCGCTTGTGCGAACGATGGTTGCGACGTTGCCGGCGTTCAGTAGATTGGCGTTCGACGTTTCGTCGCCAAGCGAGAACGGGATCGCGCGTTCGGTGCCGATGATGCCGTTAATCGGGGTATTGGACGGCGAAGCCCACCAGCCGACGGCGTTGTCTTTGTACGCAATCACGCCTGCGACAGCAGCGGACGAAAACGACGTGACGGTGTTGCCATTGTCGTCGGTCTTCAGCACGCGCGGGTCGACGTAATAGACACGCTCGCCGCCGACAGAGTTTTTCGCGCCGGCCAGTGCAGCGGCATCGGTGGTACTTGGGCCGTCCTGCACGATGATTGCGCGCAGCTTTTTGGCAATCCCAGTCAGTTCAGCGACAACGGGGTTCGCAGTTGGGCTGCCTTCGTCGCCGCCAGTCTGGTGCGTGAAGCCCGGAGCGATCAGGATGCGCGGCTTTGCGCCGATGATGCTTTCAGCAGCAAGCAAAACGTGCGTGCCGGTGAACTTGCCGGTCATGGCGTCAAGGCCGCCGACCACGTTCGCAAGTGTCTGCTTTTCGTCGGTCGCCTGATCCACACGGACCACGATCACGACAGCGCGGGCTTGTTCGAAGATGTCGTCAAGCGCGCTCGGCAATGTGCCTACGCCTGCGGTATTGCCCAGCTGACTCACCAGTGCGGCAAGCTGTACATCGGAGCCAGTGACGACGACGGGGGTATTCAGGGGGTACACAGACGGATCAGCTTGTGGCGCGGTGCCGACAAGACCGATCACGCTGGACGATGCGGTACTGATAGTGCGTACGCCATCGTCGACGTAAGCAACTTCAATGCCGTGTAAAAACGAATCGGCCATGCGGGTTTCCGGTTGGTTGCGGGTGAAGTAATACCCGCATAATCAGAAATCGATGGCCGACTAACTATTGCAAATATGTCCGCTTATGTAGACGAATTTGGCTCCACTTCGGCTGTCTGTTCGGCCGTCTGTTTGTCCTTCTCTACATCATCATGCGAAGGCTCGGGCGGTGGCGAATCCAATGCGTCAGCTGGCGGTGAAACACCTAGCGCGTCGATCATGTGACGCTCGCCGTCTGCGGTCCAATACCAGTAGCCGCGATAATCAGGAATCGCTCGCCAATCGGTTACGCTCGCGTCCCATTCGTTCGCTTTGCGGTCGAATTGTCCATACAACGCTGGCGCCTTGTTGGTCACGCCATCGGGCAACTTGTCACCAAGCGCAAGGTCGTTCGGGACCGCGTTAGTCGTAGCGGTGTTCCATAGCCCGATAAAACGGAAGTCATCTACTACTTCCCATGCCGAGCCATCCGGCAAAAGACGGCGCGTTTTCTGTGGGCCGGGATCTTCGCCCGGATCGGCAAATGTTGCGTTAAACGGCAGCGGATAAGCTCCCTCTAATGGCGATAGCAGTGCGTCGATTTCGCCGATGTATTCGCGCGTAACTGTGCAGTAGGTGTATGCCCGCCTCGTCGCGGGCAAGTCTTGCGTTTGTGCCATGTGTGCGTGACCTCAGTAGGCGATGCAGTGAAGCATGTACGTGCCGGCCGGCAGGTTGCTATTGCTACCCGCGGCGGCGATCGTCAGGGTATGAGTGTGGCCACCCGCATTGGACTGGTTGACGCCGTGGTTGTGGTCGCCCACGGCTCCGATGTAGATGTTATGCGAGTGGTTGCCGGGGCCGTTCATGCCGATGTTATGGGCGTGATTGCCCTGCCAATCGGTACCAAAATTATGCGCGTGGTCGCCCACGCCGCCGGTCGTTCCGCCGTCGTACTGCATCCACGTATTGTTTGACCCGGTGTAGCCGATGCGGTTGTTTCCGTACCCCGGGTACACCGTGCGGCCATCCTGAGGATGCGTGTGGGCGCCCGCGCCCGCTGTGCTTCCGCTGTGCGCGTGATTACCCTGCCCGTCGGTCCATGTGTAGTGCGTGTGATCGCCCTGCGCGTCCGCGCTGGCCGAATGATTGTGCGCACCGCCGTTATTCAAGCTAATCGAGTGACCATGATCGCCAATGGCCGCAGCTGTCGCACCGTGCGTGTGCGTCAAAATCTGGCCGGCATCGTAAGTGCCGATGCTCGCCACCTTCATCGTGACCCTTACGGCCGTACCTTCCTGCAATAACGGAACATTGAATGTCGCGTTCCCGTCGCCCGCGCCGTAAATGGTGCCGATCGCGGCAAATAGGGCTGCGTATGTGCCGGTGCGTGGGTATGCGGTGCCGTCACACAAAAGCGTACGCGGCGGCAGGTTTTTTGAAGCGGTGACGACGATCTGGCCGGGGTAGTAACGCGCAGTCGCATCCAGCTTCGCGGCAAGCGCATCTAAAAGCCCGATGATGTCGGTCGTCGCGTGCTTATGCGCGGACGGCGCCCACGTATCCGGTAGGTTTTTCAGGTTGCCAAAGTCTTGATAAAATGCGCCGTGCTGGCCGTCCAACATGTCAGCATCTAAGCCTTTACCAGAGCCAGCGTCGGACAGTGCGGCCGACTTGATCGCAAGCGCGCTGCGAACGTCGTCAGCCTTCGCAAGTGCGAGTAAGGTTTTAATGAAGGTGGTCGGCGCATTGGCACCTAGACGATCGTCAAGCGCTGCTTTGTCGGTGGCTGGTGTCATTACCTTCGCGGTGTCCGTGCCGGCGATTGCCTCACTAGCCAACGCAAGCCGCACGACGCCGATGGCGTCAGTCGTCGCGATGTTCAACTGAAAATTCGTGTCACCAAAAGTTAGTAAAGCCGCATTGATATCGGCGAACTTCACATCCATCGCGACCAGCAACGCGGCCTGCGGTGATTTCTGACCGATTAGCGTCGCCTGCGAATAAGCAGCAAACAGCGTACCGTCGGCCAAATACAAGCCGATGCCGAAAAGCGAATACTGATCGGCGCTATTGTCGCGAATGGTGACGTGCACCGTCGATGCATCGGTCGCGCCGCCGCTGATCGTGGATAGTCGCTTCAGTTCGGACGGCAGCGATGTCATGCCGGGGCTAGGTGTGAATGCGGTGGACGTTACGCCTACCTGCGTAATCAAGACGGCATTCGTGCCGTTCTTATTCGCATTCACCAGTGCAGCGCGGCCGGCGGTGGTAATGGTCAGCTTCAAGGCTGCGGCCATCAGTTCGTATCCTCTGTTAGTTCAAGGCGCGCAAACACAGCTGCGCGCGCATAAGACGCCGTGCCTTCGCTGCCGAACAGCGCGACGCCTTGGGTGAAGGTGTAATGCGAGCGGACGGGCTTCACCTTTTCGACTTCGGTGATTACGTCTTTCACAAACTGCGCCGTCGCCGTCTCGCCGTCATTGCCCGACAGCGTTAGCGTCAGGTCAAACGTGTGCGGTATGCCCTTGGGTGATTTCTGCCACCACTCGACAACATCAACCGAACCGCCAAAACTGGCTACCGTGTCTTTCACGGCCTTTACGGTGCCCTTGTGGCGCTGAATCTCGATCGCAGCGGCGATGCGCGAACGCTTGATGTATTCCGGCCAGTCCGGCTGCCAGTTATCTATCGATAGCGACCACGCGAGCCACGGCAGCAGGTTGACCGGGCACGTCTGCGGGTTCCACAGATCGCGCAGCGGCGTCGCAATGTCGCCGATGCGTGCGGTTGCCTGCTCGACCGCGCGCTCGAAGGGCGACGCATTCGGTGGCAGTAACGATGCGGTGTCACTCATCGGTGCCGCCGTATACGATTTCGATATCTGCGTCGGGGTTGCAATAAGATGACTGCGTGTCGCCGATCACGATGTCGTGCGTCGGCGCGTCAAACTCGACGCGCTGAACGCCGGCCGTGTGCAGTGCACCAGATAGCCCGGACATGGCGACGTCCATGCCCAGCTTGTGCACGTCCGCCTGATACTTCAGGAGCCGTGTGCGCGCGTCGGCCAGAACGACGGAACTGTCGGGGCCGGTATATGTGTAAATGGTCGCCTTGACCTTGTACGGGATAATCTCCGCGCTGCGTGACGTGACATGGTCAGTCATGGGGCGGACGTCTTCAGCGTTGACGGCGTCACTAACCTTTTGCACTAATGCGTCCGGTGCAGAGCCGTCCCCAGTACGCGACAACACGGTGACGATGACTTCGCCCGGCCACGTTGCGGCATCAAGTGCCATATTCATGTCGGTGACTAGATCGGGTGTGGCGCCATGCTTCGCTAGAATGGCGGCGATGATCGCGCGGATATCGTCGGGTTCCGGGCTGGTCGCACTCGCGTCCAATACGTCCGGGTCAGCGCTCAGTGCGTGATAGACGTACGCGCCGACAGGACCGGCAACGCTGAAGCCTTCAGGCGCAAGTACAATGCGGCGGCGATAGTCGTCGTTC